TGCCGTAAGTGTTTACCAAAGCGTTGAATGCCTCATCCATACGGTGACACCATTTTGATGTGCCAATCTGCCAAAACTCACCGGCTGACCCAAAGCATACCCGCCCCCAGGCATCGCACAGTTCAACCAGATAGGAGATCGAAAGTCCAAGATGCCAAACTGGAATGCCCATCTCCTTGCGGAAAGGCCAAGACTTAACCATCTCGCGCTGCTCGTTTTCCGACCCATCGATTACATCAGGCACAACACCCCAATGTGGATGTGCCAGCAAAGGCTCAACCCAAGCATAAAACCCATCGCGGTCAAAGGGTAAGCCTCTCGTCTTCGCGCTAAATGCGCCGTTGTCTAACATCAAGGATTGACCAATACGCAAGCAGCGTTTGAGATCGTCAGGACGTGCATACGACACACAAAAGTGCTTGCCGCCCATTGTCTCTATGGCCTTTATGGGACTGATAGGCGTCCCGTGATAGTGAATCACTGCTCACGCTCCTTCTGCAACGCCAGCAGCCTGGCCTCTACCAGCGCATCGCAAGCCTCTTGCAGATTGATGACGGCGCTGTACAGTGGAACGACCTTTCCGGTGGACCAACGCGAGACCTGGGCCTTGTCAATGCCTGCCGCGTAAGCGACATCAGACAAAGTAAATCCGGACCGTTCCGCTTTCTCGCGGATAGCTCTGATTGCTTGTTGTGTAGTGGATTCCATGATTAGATTATCATCTCCTTGTTGACGCATTCTACACCGAAATGTCTAGGTATTTTCCCTACCCCATTTCGCAACTGCTGTTTGTGATGCAGTAATCAACTGCGATATGATTCGCTCGTCATCAACAACCGAGGTATCACAATGAAACTCACCGAGTACCAGCGCAGCCAGCTACGCGCTGCAGCTTGCTTTGGAGGCGACCAGATCGACAAGGTCGCAGCCTCCCTGCAACGCGAGAATCCAGCCGCCTTCTGGCGCGACAATGAACTCTCGCAGCGCGACTTCTACCATGAGCCAATGTCGTACGGGTTCGTTATCCCGCATCGGTCTTATGTTGAGCGTTTCCTGCCGCGCCGTAAGAGCGAATACAGCCAAGAGCAGCGTCAGATCATGGAGCAGAACCACTACCTTGAAACCACTTATCAGATCGGAGTCGGAGCATGAAATCTTTAATCCTTGACGCGCTGCTCGCATCAGCAATCATCGCAGCACTTTCCTATGTACTCACACAATGGTGGTTTGCATGAAAGTGAAAGAACTGATTGAGAAGCTGCAAGACTTTGATTCCGAGGATATGGTTGTGCGTGACGGCTATGAGGGCGGGGTGTGCGAGGTCATAGACATCAGTTTGAAGACTGTGGCGCTCAACGCTAATCAAGCCTGGTACTACGGTGACCATGAAATACTGTCTGATGAAGTGTCATACAAGCAATACCCCGATAGCGCGAGAGCAAGAGTCGTATACATAACTTAGGAGAGCAAGCAATGATGAATCCTTTAGAGATCGAAATCAAGAAGACCGTGTTTGCTCACCTCCCTGCGGTTGGTGACTTTGGCATTGTGGATCGCAGTGACCTGGCGACTATTCTGCACAGCGCCTGCACAGAGGTTGCCCTGGCAGGCTGGGCGCGTGGTGCTGATTCTGTGCAGCGCCGCCTGGACCAAGAGATGGAGATCCTGCGCCAGGAGTTGAAAGCTACGCAGACCGAGTTGGCGTATGCCAAGGCGAATTAGCCTAGTCGTGCTGGCGCTCTGCGCCATGCTGTTTATTGTCGATTCACCGGAGTACGCATCATGGATACAGACGATGAGATCGAGTCATGGGCAAGCATTGTTTTGGGCCTGATAGCGACAGTGTTCTTCTTTATCGGCGTTGTCGCCGTTGTAGTCGCCGTCTGCATGGCCTGGGGCTACTACACATATGAGCCTCTTTGCGGCACTGTCGCCGCGCTGTTTACCCAGGAGTGCAAGTGATGACCGGATTTAATTCAAAGCGTGACGCGGCTGCTGACAAGTTGCAGGAGGCTATCAATTTGTTAGAGGCTAGAAGAATTGCTGCTGAATACGGGACGCCAGATTCTCAAGTGGACAATGGCAACTTGTATTTTGCTTTGAGTAAATGCTTGGAGCATATTGATGCACAGCCAGCGCAGGAGCCTGTGGCGGTGATTAGCGCATGGAGTTTGCGGGAGGTGTATTTTGATGAAGACGGAGAACCGTCAATGCACAGAAGCCCACCACAGCGCGAATGGGTAGGGCTGACGAACGATGAAGTCAACAACTTTGCTGCGGGATGTCATTTGGGTAAGTCTGTGCAGGGTGCTATTTACGAAGCCGAAGCCAAACTCAAGGAGAAGAACACATGACCAAGTTGACAAAAGCCGCACTTGACCGAGCCGTGGCAAATGCGATGGGGCTTAAAAGCGTACACAACTGCGAAAAATGGAGCGGAGCAATGGATGAAACACAGCCAGCGCAGGAGCCTGACGCCTTGACCATCGCGTACCAGTCTGGTTACTACGACGGCAAGCAGGCGGCACTGACCAAGCGCGAATGGAACTATTGCGAACGCTGCGGTAAGCGCACTGCTGACCTGACCGTCATTCACACTTGTACACCACCACAGGGGGACGCATGATCTGCAATCAACCACAGTGCCGCGCCTGGACCCGCGTGCTGGAGACCAGGCACAAATACGACAATGAAGTCTACCGCCGGTATGAGTGCGCCAACGGCCACCGGTTTTCGACGATGGAGAAAGTGAAAGTAGAACGTGCAGCCAACCCGCCTAAAGCAGATTGAGAGCGCCCTCAGAAAGCGCCCCATGACTCGCAAGGAGTTAGCGGCTGCCGTGTTCCTGTCAGAGCGTGCGGTTGAGTACAACATGAAGAAAATGCATGAGCGCGGCCAGGTCTACGTTGCAGGCTGGTCACGCACCAGCGGGAGGATTGCCCGTGTCTACGCTTGGGGGATAGGCACTGATGCTCCCATGCCACCGGCCTATACACGATATGAGCGAGTGCAGCGAGTGCGTGAGCGTGAGTCCCAGGAGGACAAGGACTTTCGGCTGGCGCGTGAGCGTGGCAAGCGCAGGAAGATCAAGGTTGATCCGCTGATGGCGGCTTTTTATGGAGTGAAGTGATGACGTTCTTGGTCTGCGCATTCGATGAGTAATTTTTTAATGACAGCGCTCCAGCTAAACTGAGGCAGGTCTGATAAAACATTTTTTGTATCCAAAGCTAGCTTGCAAGCGTCTCTAATTGATTGGCGATCAAGAACGTATGGATAATGACCATGTATATCTTTAATCATTTCATTTTTGTTTGAAGCAACATTTACACCTAAAGCAAGTGCGGTAATTGCTCTTTCATTTGTGCCATTACCCCAGTTAGGATCAATATTAACAACGCCAGCATATTCTTGGCAGGCATAAGAAAACACCGAGTTATCATCAGGGGTGAAATTCATTATTCTTATGTCGGATTTTTTAGGGAGATATTGCTCCCAATTTTTTCCGTATATATCGAGTGGAAAATCTACTATGGACTCAATTAAAAATAACCTTCTATATCGTTTCAATGCTGAGTCTATAGCACACAGTGCTTGGATCCACTCTGGTCTTAATAAATCCTTAAGGCTAATATCTAGTGCGTTAGAAAGTTCGCTGTACCCGTAAAAGTTATTAGAAGACTTCATCGCATCAGCCATATGAGATAACCGTTCTTTATTCAACCCCCACACATTGAATTGAATCAAAGTTGATAACAGGTCATTAGTGGCATCATTTCTTCCTAGTTCAGCCCCAATTGACCCCCAAAACATCAATCTGTCTGGATGTTTTTTTGGAAATGTTTTCTGGGTTATTGTGTATGCACCACTATGCAAATGAAATACATTCTTGCCGGTGAATTCTGTCAAGGTTTTTGCAATGTTACCCTCGAAAGAGGCAAGATGATAATTGGGGCTAGTCGTAAAATCATTAAGGTAGTTGATAAATCCAGGAATTCTGAAGTCATACGGTAACGAATCTAGGATAATTTCTATGCACTTTACATTTTTAGGAATAAATTTCCATACGTGCATCTTATTGATTTGGAGATTAAGTGGGATTGAACCTAAAAAGATTATCAGTTCCAATGACGGGTCATTTATTGCAGAAAGCTGATGTGGTAAATTTTCATCCCCAATCATTGCAATTGCTGGCGCGTATCCCTGCTCTACTAAGGCGGCAGCTATTCTATCTGCCATCATTTGAATTGCGTTATAAGGATGATCAAACCCAATGATTAATGCCTTTGGACTAATGATAAATTCAATTTTATTCATGGCTTACTTTGCAAGTACATTTTTATTGGCAGCGTTTTATGGAGCGAGTAAATGAAGAAACTAGAAACTATGACGCAGGAAGAAAAGCTGGAGGCGTTTAACACTCTCCAGCTTTACATTGAATCGGCTGTGGAATCAGAGCAATCTGAACCAGCAGAATTCAAGATTGAGACCCAGCATAGGGTTGACTTGATCCTGGTTAATCTAAGAGAGATTTTTGGGTTCCCATGTAATTCATGAGATTGTCCAGCCACTCTTGATTTGTTGGCTGTATAGGCTTTGCAAATTGAAATGATCTGACATCACCACTTGTTGGAGCGCCAATTTGACGACGCATCTTGTACCAATCAGGGAACAGAACTTCTTTAGGAACAGACTGTTCAAAGCCGCCAAAGTATTCACCAGCCAATTGCGTGTCGTATGTTTTGTGTGGTGATATTGGATTGGTGATCAAAGCAGCCTCGGGTTTCATCTTCCCAATTGCAAGTCCACCAGAGTACATTGGCTCGTTCAGCAGCAATGGGTCAGTGATGGCATATCGCGTGTACGCAATGTTTGGAAATCCTACATTTTGGAACTCGTCAAGTTGCATCCTATTAACGAAAGCATGACGCAATGCGCCATTAGTTTCCAGTTGTGCGCGAGACTCAGGTGACATAACTCCAGCCCATTCTGGACGCAATGTTCTAACTTCACGGTCAAAAGCCGCAATGTTTTTCTTTGAAATCTTCCCAGCTTTCATCTGTTCAAGCAGGGCATCGGACATCATGGTGTTGAAATTCATCGACTCAGGACCCATAGCCGTGTATACGCCGTATACATCTCCGCTGTTTCCTTTTGCAGCCTCGTTAATTCTGTTTTGCAATGACTGAGCAGCACCTTGTTCTGATGCCCAAACAGAACCAGTCGGAGACTGCATTCGCATGAAGTCATAGCCACCTTGTAGTTCTACAGGTGTCTGGAATCGCGTGTTACCAATGCCAAGAAGATTTTGTCCAGCAGCAGACCTATCACCACTGAATGGGGTGATAGCACCACCTTGCATTTTTTCTGGTGACGCAATGATTTTTGGTGGGAGATTCTTAATTGGCTGCAATTCCATCTTCATCTCTGAAACTGGAATTGGTAACTTCTTCCCTGCCCCAATAGGATGCCAATAGCCTTGCGCTTCAGCTTCAGCAGCACTCATGCGAGGCGCTTGAGCTAACTTGGTAACGCCAGCGCTTGCCATACCCATAGGGCCACCCATTGTCATGCTAGTAAGTTCTGCCAATGCATCAGGGTCTGTTACCCGCATGGGGTTTTTCTTATCAGCAAATGCCTTCTGGTAAAGCGCCTGGTAACGCTTGTCTGACTCGTCTAGGCTTGATAAAGAAGAAGAAAGCAAACCGCCCAGCATTCGCATCTGCGGAGTGCGGACAGGATTCCGCATATACCCAAGTGCATCACCAAGCAATCCAGTAAATTCAGCCATCGTTTACTCCTGTGCTGCGCCGATTGCGCTTCCCATACCCAAACGAATTGCCTTCTCGCGCAGTGACTTAGCGAGAGGCTCTACCTTCATCATGTTGGCCTTGCTCATCAGCACAGCCGCCGTTTGAGGGTCGAGCATGGCCTCCACCAGCAACTGCTGGATCTGAGTGTCAGGCAACTTGTATAGCCAATCCAACGGGCGTGTCATGGTGCGCAGCGTAGTGTTGTCTGCCATCGACTCGCTGAATACTTTGCCAATCATGTTGCCCATGCTCATGTTTTGGAAAGTGTTAGACCCTGGAGCCTTCACTCCTGGCGCTGTAGAGGCCATGCCACGGTTGATCTCAGTAATGATGGCATCCAGCCTGCGCTGCGCAGCCGGTGACAACTCAGTACCTAACTCGTCTGCCCTTATCGCAAGCTGACGGCGCAAGGGACCAGCAGCCAATACTGGGTTGCCGCTTATGTTCGGCTGTCCGCTTGCAACTTTAGCCTCAATGTCTTGCAGCAATTGCATCTGGTCAATAGGACTAGACATTTTCTTGTACTTAGTCATGTAGGCAGCGTAACCAGGTGCAGCGGCCTCAATCACGTCATCAATTGAGTTGATAACATCTGTGAGTTGACCCTTTGCAAGTCGCAGGCTCGGGTTCTCCTGGTTGTACTTGCCCTGCGCGGCTGCAGCTAAATCCTTACGAACCTCGTACAACTCTTGAGGATTCCTAGCCTTTGCAATCCTGCTGGTTGCCCAGTTCATTGCGCTCTCAACGTCTTGACGTACTCCGACTGGGCTATCCAGCACGTTTTGAACTGCCTTGTTCACCACCAGACCAATGCCACTTTGGAATATTTCTGGTTGAACGGTAACAGCACCGAATGCCTCTTCACGCATAGGTCCGGTAATAGCACTACGCTTTGCTTCTGCATAGGGGATTGATCCAGGTTGACCAGACAGACGTCGGTAGGCATTCAGTAAAGCCTCTTGGTTAGAGGATATTCTTGCACCGAATAAGTTGGTCGGGTCAAATGTCGCAGACCGTAATGGTGTCTCCAGACCAGCAAGGCCAGGGTCATAAGCTGTGGCGGCAGTTGTTGGGCGAACGCCTGGTACTAGCGGTGCAGCATTGGAAAGACGCTGCTGCGCCAATTCTGGGTTGGTCGCCATCCGGTTCAGCACGTTACCCACAATCACCTCGCGGCCAGCCTGGGTGAACGGCTGGACCATTGTTGCCGGTGCTGCCAAAGCGCGTTGCGTGAACGGCAGCTTGGGGCTGCCAGGTGCGACCATACCCGCCAGCATCGCACCGCCCATCTGAGCGCCTGGGCTTGCGCCTGACTCGCGCAGAGTGCCACCGGCAGCGCCTGCCGCACCAGCAGCGGCCACTTGCTGCGCAGGATAGCGCGATAGCAGATTAAACACTTCCGATGGGATGCCAGCGGCCTGGCCGCGCATCAGGTTGGACGCCGCCAGGTTCTGCGCAACAACGCCAGCGCCACGCGCCGATCCGACTGTGGACGTGCCTGCGCGGACGATGTCGCTCACCACTCGCTCTGTCGGGGTCACCGGAGCCGGTAGGCCCATCTGGGTGGCAATGTTCTCAAACCCCTGCGACGCGGTTGGGATGTTGTAGCCCGTAGCGCGGTTGAACAGGCTCACCAGAGGGTCAACTGCCATAGTCCCCAGGCCAACGCCCAGAGCGCCGATTGCAGCCCCTGGAGGCCCACCCACCATGCCACCCATCGCAGCGCCTGTCATGGCCGGTAGCGCGGCGCGGGACGTGAGTCCTACCTGGCGCGCCAGATCCTGCGCAATGCTGCGCTGACCAGGTAGCTGGGACATTTCTTCAGACTTTGCCAACTGGTAAGCATTCGCTACTGTCTCAAATTCTGGCGTCCCGCGCTTGTCTGCATTTTGGATAATCCATGCAGCATATTCGTTTGCTGTAGCCATTATCTGCCTCCGCTAAGAATTCGATCAGCCTGGCTTCTTACATCAGCGTCAGCGGCTGCTGGTGGCGGTGCAACGTATGGTCGGTAAGACTTTCCTGCGGCAGTCTTCATCGCCTCAGTAGCAATGCGCCGAGCCTCTGCCTTTTGAGCAATTACCTCTGGCCCGTCATTGACTTGCGGGAAATACGTTTTGTATTCATCAGCCATTTCAGTAGCGCCAATCACAGCACCAGATTCTTTACGCAACTTTGCGCGTATCCAATCGTTTGCAGCTTGTTGGTATCGCTGGGTGTCTGCGCTTTGAATTCCACGCTGCACCACTCCACCCACCAGTGGAATCGCACCACTTACGGCAGAACCCATACCTGGTGCAGCCGCTGTTGGAAGTGCATTGATGATTGAATCAACTCGCTCCATACGCTGCGCAAAGCCAGCAGCATTCTGTTCTGCCTCGGTTGGCTTTCCACCAGCAGCACCCTTCATTGGTGTACCACCAGGTCCGGTAACTTGAATAGTAGGCAAGCCAGGAATCTTCGGAACGTAGAACACTCCATCCTCGTTTTGCACTCGGTCATACGATCCACGCTGGAATTCTTGCTGGCTCAAATTCAGACGCTGACGCTCCATTCCTAGCTTTGCCTTTTCAACTTCCTCAAAGCGTTTCTTATCAAGGTCAATACGCTCACGGTCATAACCGAGTCGAATTCCTTCCATCTCAATGCGTTTCTTCTCGTTGTCAATGCGTGTCTGTTCTACTGCACTGATTCCAGTACCAAACTTCTCGCCACCCGCCAAATCAGACTCGTTGATTGCAGTTAAGACGCCATCGACGTTTTGCAGCACAACCTTTTTCTTTGGCCCAAAACCTAGTGTGGACCAGTCGCCGTACTCGTTCTGTTGAACAAGGATAGGCTTGCCTTCTGGTCCGGTTACCTCGATGGGAGGACCGCTGACCTTTGCCCGTTGAGGCGTCAGCTTCTGCGCCATATCAAAGAACTTGCTGGCCTGCTCTGGGTTGGTTGCAGCGTAAACGTCTGCCAGCTTCATGTACTGCTGCGCCTTGAACTCCTTGGCGTCAACGCCTTCCGGTGCTTTCTGCGCCAGGAATGTAGACACTGTGGCCTGCATATTCTTTGTGGCTCTCGCCTCATCCATCTTCTGCTTCATCGTCATGCTCGTGAGCAGATTCTGCTGCGCTGCCGTGTAGCCCCTCTGACCAGCACCATACGCCTCACCAAGCGCCTGTCCGAGTCCCACAGGGGTACGGCTCGGGCCTGATGCCGCAAGCAGTTGCATGGCCGCTGCCATCAAACCCTGTCCTTGTAGCTGAGACTTTTGCTCCGGAGTCATGTACTCGTCCAGGGCAGAGCCACCACCAAACATATCACCCAACAGGCCGAGTGTGCGTTGTGGTGCTGTTCCACCATATGCCTGATCAAATGTCTGCGATTGCGCTTCCATAGGCTGTTCAGATTGCAGTGCTACTTGTGGTGCTGGTTGCACTGGAGCCTGAGCAGATAGTGGCTGCATCTCACCCATCAGTCCCGCGCTAGGAGTGAAGTCTCCCATTTGGGTAGGAGCGAAGACTCCCATATTGTTGAGATACAAACTCTCAGGACCTCTGCCGCGTGACATAAACCTAGTCGTTGGGCGGTAGTTCTGATTAAACCTTGTGGCTCCAACCCCGCTGCCAAGGTAGTACTGGCTTAATGGGTTAACTGAATATTGATCACCATAATAGAAATCTGACAATGTTGCCATCTTGTTCCCCTTATCCAAAGTATCCAAGCAGGCCACCGATGGCAGCGCCGTAAGGGTTACCACCAAATAACTGGTAACCGGCAGCAGCACCACCAAGTCCACCAGCAGTCTGGTTTCTGAAATACGGTTGCGTTGATGTCATGCCGAGGTTGGGTAGCTGGGTGCTGAGTCCACCAGTAGCAATCTGTAGCTTCTCCAGGCCGATGTTGCGCAGTGCGTCCATCTGAGCCTGTTCCAACTGCTGACGCGCACCGCCCAGGCCCATCACTGTCTGGCCGCCACTGATGTTTGCGCCCTTGGCGTACTGCGCCAACTGAGCAGCCTGGCCGTATCCAGATGCACGCAACTGCGCGGCAGTGTCAGCTGCCTGCTTCATGGCCGCTGCATTTGAAAGTGACTCTACAACTCCCTGGCGCGATCCACCAAAGGCGCGTGCAGCAGTCGCAGCCTGCCGGTCTCGCAGACGCTGAACATCCAGTGCGCCGCTTACATCAGCCAAGCTACGCTGAACCACTTCATTTTCGTAAGGGTTCATAAACTGCTGAATGGACTCGCCCGTGAACGGGGTCAGTGCCTCGTTTGTGACTTGCTGCTCACCAGCCGTATATAGCGGATTGAATCCTGCAAATTGCCGTACCGGCAACGCGCCTGCTACTCCTTGAGCCTGGCCGATGTTGCGTAGGTAAGCCGCCTTCAGATCAGGGTCAATTGCTGTAGTGCTAGTTGTGCTGCCAGATGCGCCGCCTTTAGACATATCGTTTCTCCTTACATTTCGAGCAAGCCAAGCAGCTTGCCCTTTGAAATCTTGCCCGAGTTAATGGCATCCATCAACTCAATACCGTATTTTTTTACCGCCTTGTCATTGATGACGTACTCGCCCATCTTGAGAGCGCCGTAGCCGTCATCTGGACCCATTGGGTTCGGGCCTTGCAAGTGCTGCATGGAGACGTGACCGCCTTGAGCGAGACCCTTATTGAATCCTGGTGTACCAGGCCCGTATCCACCCACTGTTCCAGATGCAGCAGCTGCTGCTGCTTGTGATCCTGGCGCGTACCCGCCAACCGTGTATCCACCACCAGAACTGCCTTGCCCACCACCTATTCCTGGTATGGAATAGCCTGCACTTTGAAGTGCTGCAAAGTCGAAATTTCCTTCTGGATCTGAAAAACTAGCTTTTGCTACAGGAACTTCGCGGGTAAATACCTGTTCACCTTTCCCTAAATTTTGTCGTGTCCAACCAGGACCAGGGTCGCCTAGATCGCCACGATAGGTTTCTGTGACGTTCATTGTTGCTGGAGATGGCATTCTTGATGGGCCGCCAGTGCTGTTATCTGATGCTTCTGTTGGGGTTAAAAGTGATCCTACAAATCCTAATGGTGTAACAACTTTTGCACCAAAATCAATAGCCTTACCGATAGCTTGATTGGTAGCAAGTTGGCGTGCCTTATCGTAAGCATCCATGTTTTCAAAACCAGCAATCCTTTCTGCCCGTCCTTCCGCACTAGCACCGTATCCACCACCGCTGTAGCCTACAAATGGCTGCGCCATGATGTCGGCATACCGGTTCACTGGTGCAGCATATGGCGTATACGGCGTTGGTTCAAAGCCTCCGGTATAGCCTCCGCTGTAGCCTGATTGGCCGCCATAGTATGAGGATGGCATACCGCTAAAAGAAAACGGTTGAGACTGCGCGTACTGCGCCATGATTTCTGCGTAACGATTACGCCCGCCAGATAATTGAGTCGGAATGCTAGGTAGTGGCGCTGGCGTGTAAGGTTGTCGCACAGGATAGGAGATTGGAACTCCAGCAGGAGGAGACATAGTTGGATTGCTTACGCCAGCGTTTCTAGCTTGCGCAGGACTACCGTACGCTTTCCCATCAGGACCGTACACAATCACTGCGGGAGATACTTCATCTCTACCACCTAGACTCATATCAACTCCTTGCTAAGAATATGCCACTTAGGGGCATATCCCTCGTCTGCTAAAAATGTCCTTGCCCAACCTTTACGGCCAGCCAGGGTAACTCGCGTGCAACCAATCTGCTTACCCCAAGCCTCGATGTGTGGTCGCATCAGCTTGAGTTCATCGAGGTCGCCGCCAGCAAGAAAATAATGCAGATTCTTGAGTCGCGGATAGACAATGATCTCAGTGATGACTGCGCTATTTGTCCCAGCCCATAGCTGGAACCGTCTCTCCTCTACACCCTGCGCAACATCTTCAAGAGTGTGAGTGCCTGCTGAGTATTCTAAGGCTGCTTCGATGTGTTGTGCCAGCCTCCAGAAATCCTCCATTACCGTTTCCCTGCCGTTGTAGCCTCCAGCCGCATCACGCCGACCCGCCAATCGTCCAGCACGTTGCCGGTGACCTTCATCTTGACTGACCGGCCTGAGAACCTGGTGTCGGTTGGCGCTTTGGCGCTGAAAGGGCCGTAGGTTGTCTCGGTTGATGTTGGGTAAAGCCTGGCCGTGAATGAGATGGCGACCTCGCCCAGGCTCTGCTCGTCAGGGATGACAGATCTCACGGCCATCACGTTGTCGCCGTTCCCGAGTTCAATCGGTCCTGACTGCGCGTATGGCGAGACAGAGTCGTAGGTGTAGCCGACCTCATGGTCGTAGATGTACCCGTCGGTGCTGACCATCATGGGGTTGACAAATACGCCGCTATCAGTCCCCGCTGTCCGCGACATCAGCCCGAAATACCAGGTTCCTTCACGGTAGTTATAGGTGACATATGAGTCACATTCGTTAGAGGATAGAGACGGGTAAAGCCAAGTCACCTCGCCATAGGAAGAATTGTGGACGGCGTAGACCTTGGATGCCTGCGAATAGTTGATATTGTTGAAAACGTAGTCTCCGACATCGCACTGCATAGGCTTCACGAATCCGTCGTAGGACCAGAATCCTGATTTGGCCATCCAGAGCGCGGACGTGTCGATTGCCGCTACAGCCTGCGCTGAGATGACGCCGCACCCGCTTCCGACCTTCTCAAAACTGTAGACGTAGGGCAGGCCGATGTAGCTGGCAACGTGCGCGTCAACGTCGGTGAACAGGATGTTGACGCCTCGCACGCGCTTGCCGCACTTCAAGGCGCCAACCGTTGCGATCTCAAAGTCTCCGGCCTGGTTGGTAGCTGCCGCCGTCCAGGTCGTGTTGTTCTCCTGGTCCGACCACTTCACTAGGCGCGGGTTACCCGATGCGCCCAAAGCAAACATGATGCGCTCGCTGGTGACCAGCAACGCCGCGCAGCTTGTTGGTGCGTTGGTGATAACAGCCGCAAGTGTTGGGGTCGTGAAACCTAGTTGCCACTCGTACAGCTTGCCGTCTGTAGTGCTGCACGCCACCAGGTACTCTCCCCAAGTGTCCAGGCTCCAGGTCGTAGCCGGAACTAATCCAGTATCAGGACGCGCAGTTCCATAGGTTGAATTGCCATATAGTGAGTACCCGTAACCTGTAGTTCCAGTGGCATTAGCCGATCCCGCTGTTAATCCTGATGGCGTGATGTCCTTGACTACGCCCAGCGCGTTCATTGCGTACAGCTTGGACTGAGTACCGGCAGCCGCATAACGGTTTGCGCTGTTATCCCGCCAGGCAATTAGCCCTCGGCAGAGTCCCGTCATGGCAGACGTGGATTTCTTTCTCCACCCTCCGATGGGTCGCAGGGTATTCTCAAACCAGCGCACCAGGTTGGAGTCGTACCATCTGCCAAGCGCCTGGTACTCAGTGCCGTTGCGGTAAACGCCTGGGGGAATCTTTAAGGGTATGAGTGCCATGATTACACCGATAGGTTGGAGACAAACGACAGTGTAACGATGGCCGACGGTACTGCTGGCCTGGTTGGAGAAGTTCCTGCCGGATACTGCTCAATCGACACGCCGGTATCAGTAGGCCGCCACATGATCTCCACATAGTCGTTTGCGTTTAGGCTTAGGAAAAAGTTCATCGCGGCAATTATGTGGAACGGGTCACCAACTCCTTTCCTTGGTGCAAACCCAAACCTTGAGTTTGACTTGTCAGCGTTAGTGCCATTCTTCCTAAACCAAACGTCAACGTCCTGGGATGCGTTTGTCGTGTTTGTAAATTGGATGCTGAACTGTATGTTGTAAATGCCAGCCTGCGATACGTTCAGCCTCGATGAGTTTGAGAGCGTGACGCCGTTGCTGAAGTCGGTGGTGTCAAACGTGATGGCGTAGGCCGTAGTAGTGTTGGCCGCTACCTGGTCTGTGGAGTCCTGGAACGCGCCATAGGGAGCGTTGAGGTACTTACCCCCGCGCGGTCCGAATAACGCTCCCAGAGCGTTTGTGACGCGGCTGGCGTAGTTCCCGATGTTGCTGAGTGTCTGGCTAAAGAACAGGCGGTCATACACCTCGCCAGGGTTGCCAATGTTTGGCTGCGCTGGCGTTGTGATCTGGCCGCTGAAGTCGCTCATACGTTTCGTTCAAAGTGTGGGCAGTCCACCAGAGATCTAAAGTTTCCACCCCACCGATTTTTCGGGTGTAGCGTTTCCCAATACGCGCCAATTGGAGCCAGAACAGACTTGTCCCAGATGATCTTTCCGTCCTTGAAGAAGTTCAAGTCCATCGCGCAACGCTTTAGATGGATAGAGTTCATAGTCTTAGACCGGCCCGTCTTGACGTAGATGGCCTGCTGTTCTGGGGTACGGGCCAACTCGCCACCAGTGACCATAAACCCGCTGTTGGTGGCGAACTGAATCAGCTTGCACATATCCAGTAGGAACGCGGCTTGTTCTTGACTTAGGCTCATTTTGCTCCCCTCATTTCTATGATCTTCTCAGCCGTTCTACCAAAAAAATAGGCTCCCATAATTAGCTGACCCCAATTCCCTAAAAGAGTTACATAGGACTCGTTGGCGTTGTATCCAAAGGCAGACATTAAGGCGAAAAGAAAATACCCTATAAATATCGCAATTAGTGACATGGGCCGGATGTTCTTGGATAGCCAAGAATCCGAAGACATATCTGCCTGCCAACGATCTGTGATGTTGTCAGCATCATTCTGAGCCGCCTTAGCAACCAATTCCATTTCAGCCATCTCTAGCTTGGCTTTCTCAATGCCCAATTCAAGCAAACGCTCCTCATGGTGGAACTGCAACTCGCGCAGCTTTTCAACGTCTTCTGGTGTAGGGTTGTCAGGGATCTTCACGCCTAGCGTGTTCTCGACCACTTCCTTGCCCTTTGCTTGAATGGCGCTGGACAGCAGACCTAGCCCGTTTTGAGCCAGTGTGCTAAGTAGCATTCCGATTATTGGAATCATTAGAAACCCCTATTTGTGATGACGTGAAACGTGATGCTTACCAGTGGGACAACGATAGCTGATGCGCCTGAGATCCAGAGTGTGTTCATAATGATCGCAACCTTCATCTCTTTGTCCTTCTGCTTTCTTTCTGACTCTTCTCTTTCCATCGTGTTGCGCTCCTTAATCATCCTGGTGCGCTCTGCCATCATCTCTTCCCAGACCGGAGCATTCCCAGAGTAAAAGAGGATGTCCTTCAGTTCCTTCTCATGCTCTCTCAGCGCCTTAGATGCCAGCGCGATCTGGAGAGCCTGAGAACTGATCTGTGCATCTGACTTTCCTATACTCGCAATCCTGGCCTTGCTACTCGCTAGATGAACCGTGTCTGCCGCTTGGTAGAAACTGCTGAATTCTTTGTAGAGGCCGTGTATATCTTTACCAAGGGCTACCGCTTTTTTATGCCAGCCACCGCACCTTGGGCAATAGCGAATGCCGTGAATGGATCAATCATTTCCGGTTCACAACTACCCAGCGGCAGATGCGTCCATCTTTGTCGGTGAATTCGTTAGCACCCATCTTCTTGTCCTCATCTTTCTTAGGGATACGACAAACCAAAACCGTTTTAGTCTCAGTGTTCGGCCAGGGGCTTTCCGCTGAGACAATCTGATCCATCACTTGTCTGCCTTGTTCTCTAACTTGTCAAAGATGCGCTCTAGTGTCGCGTCAATCTTGTCGAAACGGCTTTCAATGTCGGCTTTGCTGACATAGTGCTTTGGCAGATCAATCTCAATGGCCTTGATGTCTGCTTTCAATGCTTTCACCGAGTCCCATATCTCTTTACACCACCAACCAACGGCGACAAGGATAGCGCCTCCGATGAAGTTGAACATTGGCTGGAATTCCATGATTACTCGCTTAATTCAAGTGTGATGGCTTTCAACTCGTCGGTGGTCGTAGCCGCATCAGCCAGCTTGGTAATGTCCCGTAGTCGCTGCTTCTCAGCCACGATTGCGGAGGTATCTGCATTGGCCTCCAATGCCCGTTGGAACGCAACGTCTTGCGCGGCAAGCAATGGTTCACGCTCTGTACGCAAACGGGCCTTGGTGATGGCCTTGGCCTTGTCCATGTTGATGGTAATCATGCTGTGTACTCCCATGCGTTGCGGAATGTGCGGTCGGCAGGAATGTCAGCAACATCCACAATCTTGTAAGGACTGCCAGCGGGAACATCTTTAGCAGCAATTTCCTCAATGGTTAAACCGCACTCATCTGCGGGAACAATAACGGCTACACCGCCATTGTTGGTTGGGTAGATTATTCGTTTTGTCATTTTTTTCTTTCAGCGAAATACATTTACGCAAACAAGGGTTGGGTCAGCGATAAGCACTCCATCTGCTGATGGCGTTTGAATTCGAACACCAGTTGTCCCCGGTGGAGCTAGATTGATTGGTTGCATTACCACATGCATTGAGGTAGTGTTTTGCCCTGCTGCTCCAGCTAGTGAATAATTTACATCAGGCATTGCAGTTGTAAAATTGACAGTGTAGTCGCCTGTTCCATTATCTGTAAGGCTGGATACATTTCCACTTCCACGGATTCCAATAGTTCCTTGCCCATTAAAATTAACCCAAGCGCGGCAACCATATGCATTGGCAACAGAACCAAAGCCCGAATTGAATTTAAGATTTTGGCTTGTGTCAATCGTGAGAGCTGCAGTTCCTACTGTTTTTATGGTAAGTGCAGTTGATGCATCTGTATCAATGCTGCCACCTACTTTTAATATCTTCCCAGAACCAACATGAAGACCTACGCTGGTTCCAGTTCCATCCCCAGCGAATATCGCATCCACCGAATCCAGATCGGTGTTGATCTTTGTACCCCAGGTGTCGGTGCTTGCTCCTACCTCTGGCTTGGTAAGGAGTAGGTTGGTCGTTGTCGTATCTGCCATGATTTACCTCTATGCGGCCACTTGCCACGTTGTTGAATTATCGGAGATATCTGTCCATGTTTCACTGGTGTCAGATACCGGAGTCCAGGTCTCGGACGTGTTCGCTATCGCGCCCCACCCGAATCCCAAGATTGTCCCAACTGAACCAGTTGCACTGTTACCGATTATCGCAATGGATGTGACATTTGAGACAGTGCCAACAGATCCCGTTCCGCTGACTCCGGTGATGGCCTGAAACGATATGACTTCAGCAGTCACAGTGCCTACAGAACCAGTGCTGCTATTGCCGGTAGCAATTGGTGCTGCTCTGACAGTTCCTATTGATGCTGTGGATGCATTGCCTGTGATGGCGACTGAGTACGTTATGCCTACAGTTCCGACATTGCCGGTTCCAATCGTCCCATCTTCCTGGATAGATCTATTGGCAAGCAGCGTCCCGATGGCAAGCGTAGAGGCATTGCCAGAGATGACAACATTGCCTATGCCATATGCGCCCTTGCCGTAGTAGCCTGTACCGTATGCAGCCATTGCGCTGCTCCTTCGTTACGCCAGCCGGATCAGGCCGGTGCTGGAGTCGTTGGTTGGCATAGTCAGAGTGAACGTACCGGCAGTTACAGTCTGCGATCCAAATGTGTGGACGCTAACCGCCTTGTTGCTCTGAGTCGAGTTGTAGATTAGGACCGCGTCAAACGCTGTAGCCAGCGTGACGTTGCTAAAAGTAATGGACGCGCTAGGCGTCAGGAATGCCGTGGTGCTTGTCGATGACGGTGCAGTGCCAAATGTCACCGATACACCTCCAGCGGTATAGCCACTACCGGAAACCTCGCCGGTTGCGCTGTAGGCCGTCGTGGCGGCGCTTAAGGTGGCGCTTGCTAGGTACAGGGCAGCCTTGAACGTGTCGGCGGTGGAGACAGTGTGCGCTGGCACTCCGGTCCCATTGAATGCGTGTACGGCGTTGAGCAAGTCAACCTTGAACGATGTACACATTGCTTGAGTGTTCGCCATTTCTTATCCAATCATTTGAGTTATGCCCTCGCTGAACACATTGCGCTTGAGCGTAACGTGAACAGACCGATGCACCATTTCACCATTTAACCAGTACTCGGTGAACGAAATTGTTTCGTTGTCAGTCTCGTCTGAACCCTCGCGCTTCTCCAGCAGCGAGTCATCCATCTCACCCTTTGTCGTGGTCACTATCATCCGAATGTCCTTGCTCTTGCCATCAAAGCGCCGCCCGTCATGGAGCCGCGCTCGTCAGCCAGGTTGAGTGCGTCGATGCCCTTCTGGTACAGGCCAGCCCATACCTGGATTCTCGCATCATCTTGTAGGTATGGCGCGGCCTGGAGCAGAGAGCCGTAAAGATAAACGTCGGGCGACATGGTCAGCAGCCAGTTGGTCGTGTTCGACGTGGACAGCTTGGTGAGTTTCGCGTAGTAAATCAACTCAGAAACGTAGGACGTATCGGGCGTCGGCAGGACGCGGATCTGTCCACCGATCACGCAAAAATACTTCGGCTGACCGCTGGCGCTGTAGCTGACTTGCAAGTCATCCAGTGCGTTGATGCTTTGGAATACCAAGGGAGTGATGGGGTTTGTGCCGGTCAGCTTGAACGATTTAGCCTCTAAGTAGTCATCAGGCAGTGCGCTGTACTCGGTATTGACAGTGGCGTTGGCCCTGACAATCATTTGCCTGGTGCGCAGATCGCGCTCCATCTGCGCTTCAGCAAGAGAGACAAAGTCAGTGATGGCAGACGTGAGATCGCTACGGTTGAGCCAGTCGGCCACCGAGGATTTCAGTTCAGCGTAGGTGCTAAGTGCCATGCTCTGCCTTTTCCTTCTCGATGTCGCGCATCATCCAGGTGTGATCGTGCTTGAACTCAAAAGTCCCGATATGGCCGATCTCTTTGCTCACGTCGTGGTCTATGTAGATTTTATACCCTGCCGCCTGCGCCTTTCGGCAGAAGAAGATGTCCTCTCCGATGTAGCCGCGCTTGTCGGTACGCCAGGGAGTCTCGAACCAGGGTTCTGTCAGCTTCTCAAAGACGTTGCGCTTGATTAGCATCACGCCCATGCCGATGCTGCCAACTTCCTCGATGCCGGTTGACTCTGGCATGGTGTAGACCAGTTCGCGCTCTCCATCAGGGCCGTACTTCTGGGCAGTCGGGCCGGTAGGGATACGTCGGCGTGCGCAGTTGGTTGCCACGATGTCCAAGTCGTGCTTGATTAAGCGCTCGACCATGTCCTGCGGGAACGTCATGTCGGAGTCAATGAACAGGATATGGGTGCAGCCCTCGGCCATCGCATCCAGCGCCAGGTCAGCACGCTGGTTCTGGATCAGCGTACCCTGCATGATCTTGAGAGACACTGCATCTGTGGTGTTCAGCGTGTGGTAGCAGACCATATTCACCAGGCAGTAGGTGAAATTGGCGTGAACCATGTCACGGGCTGGAGTGCAGACTGCAATGTAGTTATTCATACTTGTCCAGGTCTCGTTCTGAAAAATCTGTTGTCGGGGTCATTGAGCCAGCGTTTCATGTACGCCTGATCGTCCAGCTTGCCCTCGGCCTTGAGTTTGTAGTAGACGCCCTCTGGGATGCTGGCAACGTGATGCCACTCGCCTTTCCAGTTTGCGCGCTCATCTACCTTATTGAAATCCGCTTTGTTTGCTTCAACAACTGCTGTGACATCCTGCTGAGTCTGAATTGTTGCCTGGCCGGTTTCATCGTTGTAATGCCAAAAGCGGGTGATACCCGCTTCTTCGTTTTTGTCAAATACTTGATTATTCATGCGTTAAAAAAGGGACCAGGTTGCCCTGATCCCTTCTAGTTGATTACGACGTAATCAGGTCAGCAGCCAGGCCGTGGGCGTTCTCAGCTAGCACCTTGTGACCCCACTCCACCAGCAACATACGCTTCTCAGCGTCACCGGTCTTAGCAAGTTCAATTTGCTGATAAGGACGCAGCACAACCATCTTGGCGTACTCAGGATCGAGTACCCATGCATCACGTTCACGTTGGAACCTGTTCGCTATAACGGCGACTGTCCCGAAATCGCTGACGTAAAGATCAACCGCGCCGATCAATGTCGCAGGCTTCTCACCGCCATTGATGTTGAAACGGCTGGAGGCGATACCAGCAAATCCACTGACGCGCTGCTTGTTAACAGGGCCGGTCATCAGAATCTTAGGAGCGCCACCAGCAGCCCACACTTGCTGAATCACATTCTTGAGAATGGTCTCAGTAAAGGTGCGGACGTTGCCGTCAGTACGGGCGCTGTTTGGCAGCGTGGTGTACGACGGGTTAGTACCGTTTGTCTGCATATCGACGTTGGTCTTGACCCACGCGCCCAAAGATGCAGTTCCGCGCGCAACGCTGGTGCTACCAGCAGCAGCCACTGCGCCATTCAGCATGGTGAACTCTTGGTCGCGTTTCAGTTCGGCGCTACGCTTGGCGATCTGGTATGCCAGTTCGCTGCGACGGCCAGCCTTGTTAACCACCTCTTCAGTCGCGGACAAGATGATGGTCTTGCGCGAAATCTGAGCGTAGTTTTGCAGGCGAACGGTTGCGGTAACAGCGTCAAAAGAGGCGACATCGTCACCCTCAATCTGCTTGTTAGCTGCGGCTGCCGCCAATGTATCGCTTTGGAATTCAAACAGCGAATTGCTGATTGACTCGCGTCCGATGTTGCTCATGTAAGGAGTTTCTTCGGGTGCGATATTGGTGATGATGTTGGAGAGATCTTCACGGATACCTTTGGCGTCAAAGGTCGTGAAAGTATTGGTTACGATTGCCATGATTTACTCACTTTAATAAAAGTTCAATTGCGGAGACCGCGTCTTGGACGCGGCCACTTTTTGCAAGACGTTGTTTTGCACGCACTGACTCGCTTGTCGTGGAGACTCGACCCGCTGCACCTGGCTTGGCTGGTCTTGGGCCATTGTTGGTCACCGGCTTGATGTTGCCCCGCTTGGACATCATCTGTTCGTACAGTGCCGCTTTACGCAACACGTTCACGACGCGGTGGTCAAAAATGTTCTTCAGTTCATCAGGCTGGAACCCGGCTTTCTGGCCGAATTCAATGAGTAACGCCTTCTCTGCCTTGGCCTTTGCTGGGTCCTTCCACTCGGGTAGGACTTCCATCAATCTTTCCTGCTCTTGAGCAAGAAATGCCTGCATAGACTGCGCCTGTTCCTGGTGGGAGATTTCTGCAAGTCGCTGCTGTTCGCTCTGAATAGCCGCGTACTTGGTCTGGTTCTCACGCACCAACTCCTTCTGCCTCACCCACTCGATGGGATCCTCTTGGTAGAGGCGGTCCCAATCAATCTGAGGCTCTGCTGCCTGCTGAACTTGCTGCTCCAACTGTCCTAACAACTGCGCGTACTGCGCACGCTCGGCGCGGATGGCCTGGCTCTCTTGCTCTACTTGCTTGCGCACCTCGGCAATCTGCTGGGTCTTCCGCGTGTAGTCTTGAGTGCGTGAGTAACCTTGCTGGAGTTCGTCAAGCGTTACAGTAACTTCCTTGCCATCTACTTTGACGGTGAAAGTCTGCGGCTCTTCGCTCTCCTCTGATTCCTCATCTTCCTCTGACTGTTCGGTAGGTGTTTCATCGTCCGATGCGTCTGCATCACCGGACAATTCTTCATCTACCGCCGCCTGAGTTTCCTCAGTTAACGCCTCGTCGGTTGACTTTTCTCCCTCTTCGGGAAGTATGGCCTGGAGTGCCTGGACTGCTGCGTCCATATTGAGTGATTCTGTCATTTGTTAACCCGTTCTGCCGCACGCTGCGCCATTTTTGCGTTGTCGATGGTCTTTGTGAGTTCATTCTTGAGGTTCTCTATTGCCCTCAAAATTGACCAGGCCATCTCGCGTTTCGCGGATTCTTCGGGTTTGCTGCTCTTGAAAATCCAGAGTTGTTCGTTCTCAATCTTGTTGATTGCCGTGTTGAACGTCTCATCCTCTAAAAATTCCTGTGCCTTGCGGCCAGAGCGAATTACTTGATCTGTCATGCCATTCCTGGTGGGTTGATGGTTGCCTCTCGATTCATGCTGGTGACAGCTTGAATCTCAGCGTTGCTAATCTGTGCGTTGTACTTTAACTCATATTCGTATTTCTTTAGTAGTCCATTCTGAGCCAACTCGTCGCGTCGGAAGTCATCGTCGCGGATCATCTGCTCGCGCTTGAGTTCCAACTCGGCGGCCTTCTTCTGGATGTCGGCCTCGATGCTCTTCGCCTGGACCTCGGCCAGCACCTCCTCTGGTGTCGGCTTGGGAGGTGGTGCTGGTGGAGGCTGGTAGTCGGCGGGTATGTCGTTGAAAAACTGGCTGGAGTCCTTGAACCCGCTAAGTTCCACGATCTTGCGCAGGGTACTGGCGTACATCGACGGGCTTACCAGCGGGTTCTGTGGGCCTAGCTGGGTCAGTGCCTCCTGCTGCTTGGCGCTAATCATCATCAACGCCTGTAGGCGCTCGTTGGTGTCGCCGTTACCCAACCCGATGTTGATGCTCACGTCCATGTTGGCGTTCCAGGCGCGGGGATCTATCTCCACGAACTGATCGCGCAGGCGAATCATGCGGGGCTTGTCCTGGTGCGTCACCATCAGGAACAGGATGCCTTTGAATAATTTTTTCATGCCCTCGGCCATCATCCGCGCCGTGAGTTCGATACGGCCCTGGGACGCGCTGATGGTGGCGGCCACCGCCGCCTTGGTGCTGGACTGCAATGCGTCGGCGTTCAGACCCATCGCGGCCTTGCTCATGCCGGTACGGTCTTCTTTGATCTGGTCGATGTAGTCCAGCATGGGGAACGCGGCCTGCCCGACAAACGGGCTGGAGAACGGCTGCACCATGCCAGGGGCACGCATACGAATGATGGCGCCGGTCTCGTTGTTCAGCACGTCGTCCATGTTGACTTGTCCCTCGACCACCGCAGTGCGGGGATGGATGGACTGAGCCAGGGAATCCAGCGTGTTGCGCAGGATTTCGGACTTGATCTCCTGGATGTCGTGGGTGATGTCGAAAATGGACATCGCCTCGATGGGGCTGGTGTGTGGCTCGGGGTCGCAGGGGAAATCCACGAAAGGGATGTAGGACGCGGGTAGGTTGCGCACGACCTTGTAGCCGGAACCCATGCAGCAGATTTTGCGCAACTCGGGAATACCGTCGCCGTCGTAGTCGATTCGCTCATACGCCTCGATGTACAGGACGCGGCGCTGCATGGGGTTGGCGCTATCGGTCTGCCCGATGGCAGTTGCCAGCGGCTGGCGTGCCAGGTACTCTTCGTTGTCATCCAGGTCGGATGCTGTGACGTTGTCCAGCACCTCGTCCTCGTCGTAGCCCATCGCCACCAGTTCGGCGACAGTCGCCATCTTCCGGTGCGCAATCAGGCTGCAATCGTCAAATGACCGCGCACGACGGTCAATCAGCAACTCCTCGGGCGGCACTGCCATGATCTTGATGCGCCCGTCCTTGGTGACGCGCTTGAGTTGCACGTCGTGCAGCATGGGAGGCGGTGGAGGAGGCATCATCTGACCCGTCATTGGGTCAATTTGTGGCTGCATGGGTGGCGCGTCAGGATCTGGGTAGCTGACAACAATCTTGACCTCGGCCTGCTCCTGCATCAGTATTTGCAGGGTCTGGTCATCCAGGCCGCTGAAGTCTGTAATCTCCACCTTCTCGGAATCCTCCCACCAGAACTTCGCAATGCCGCACTTGCGGACCAGCGAGTCCTTGAAGATGGCGTAGGTGGTCATGAAACCGTTGTTGTCACGGTTGAATACAAAATTCGCGTAGTCAGTGGCCTGCTTGGCGTGTTCCACGTCTGCCGGTGTCTCGGGGACGTACTCGACAGTGTTCTCGCTGGAGAAAAACACCCGCATCAGGCTGGGCATCATGGCCGATACGGTGTCGCGCACCTCCATAGCAACCACCTGGGAACGCCCATCTTCCTCGTTGCCAAAGGGGTCGCCGCGGTAGTAGGCAGTACCCATCGCCCGAATAGGCGAGATGTCGGAATCAATGTAGCTGACGGCGTCGGTCAGGTCCTGCCCGATGATCGCCTCCAGTTCGGTGTCGTCCATCTGCTCCTGCGCCGCCACGTCGGTGGTAATTGGCAATTCGTTCATGTTCATACGGGTATCTTTCTAAGTACGACGTACATACTGTCTACCGCCCGAGGCGTGCGCAGCAACTCGTCTAGTCCCAATTCTAGGGTTTTCCCATACTCGGACAGCTTGTAGTCCAGGTGCGTCACGTCAAACCGGTAATCCTTCCAGCCCAAGTACCAGTGCCAGCCGCAGTAGTACACCCAGGAATTCTCGTTAAACGCTCTGACGTGCGTCGGGTCCTGCCAGGCGCCTAGACCTAACTCGTAAGGCACGACGATGTGCATTTCGCCGCCATCAGCCAGCAGATCGCGGCAGTTGGTCATGGCCTTCACCAAGTTGGGGATATGCTCCAAAACGTCAAAGGCAATGATGCGCTCAAAGCCTCCGCGCTTGATGGGCACAAACTGATCCTTCCACTTGACTATCCCACCAATGTGTAGGTCGGAGATGTCCACCACCCAATCTGCGCCTACGTCTGGTCGGATGTCCGCGTTGAGGCAGTCATCCCTGTAGTCCTTGCCGGACCCCAGGTTAAGAGTTAAACCACTGTTTGGCATATTGGGGTCGGTTCTTCATAAGCCAGGGCATTGCCTGGTGGGTTAATGCGTTGGCATCTACGCCAACAGTCTGGCTCCCGACGTGGTGGACATAGGACGCGCTCACGAAATTCTTGTACCCGAGTGCCATTAGGTCAGCACACTGCACGTCATCTGAGAACCAATTTAGTGGTGGAAATGGGCACTTGGTAAAGGCATCTGCACAGATCCAGGCGAATATGGGCGAGATCACGTCAGACTGCCGGATCTTCGACTCTGACGTGAACCGGCACATATCAAACGCCTCACCCTCGGGGTTCCAGCGAATGTTTTGCACCGCACGCGCCCAATCGCAGCGTGACGCCATCCAACCAGGGTTCAGACCCATGTCGTTGACGATTTCCACGTCATCCAGCAGGACGCGGTAGCTTGACGGGGTCAGGACAATATCGTCATTCGCCACCACGACAGAGTCGAAATCCTTCAGTGCGCACTTGATGATATCGTTGTAGTCATCGCCGAAATTTCTTGGTGACCCGATCAGCTTCACGTCGGCGTCGAACCGGTCCAGGACTGATGCCGGACCGCGCAGATAAACCGGAATCTCGGGGCAGTACTCGCGGATAGACGCCAACATCACCGCGAGATTCTTCCCATGGACGGTGCTGATTGCAATGGGTGATATCACTTGGCCTTGTTCCTCGCGGAGATGGCCTTGGACTTCGCCTTGGCGTCTGCCTTGCTTGACGCGCCCCAGGCATTCAGGCTCAGCAGCAGCCTGGTCGGTTTCCCGTCCTTCATCTCAGGGCCAGGCATATTCCCCATCCGCGCCAGGAATGACGCCCGACGCGGGTTGTCGCCGGACTTCACTGGTGGCTTGATATTCATGCCCTCGGCTTTGGCGCTGGCGCGACCCTTGGCGTTCAAGCCTCCAGTGGCCGACTTACCCTCCTTGCGCGTCCAGGCCGCTGTCACTTCTTCACCGGTTTGGCCGTCTTGGCCGCCTTGCGGAAGTCGGCTGCGCTGGGCGCTGCCTTTGTGCCAGGCTTGTTCATCTTCTCGCCGGAGCCAGCCGCGATCCGTTTCTGCTTGGCGTTGATTGCCGAATAGAGTCCAAATTTTTTCATTCTTCTACGCCGCCTTCTAGTTTCGTGTCCACAGGCTCTTCAGAGTCTGCGCTGCCGTCATTAGGCCCGCCAACCACCCACGCATCGCAAGTCCGACTCGCCGCGCACTTGAAGTCAAAGATCTCGCAGTATCCGAGATCAGCCAGCGCAATCGTTCCCCAGGGGTCTGCTTCATTTCCAATTCCTTTAGCAATGCACTGCTTGATCGAGTCCTGCACGTTAAACGCCGCGCAGTTACCGCATAGACTCTTCTTTGAATCTTCGATGCTCACGTCCCAGGTGTCAGCCTTCTTCTTCCAGTAGGCCGTGTTCGGCAGCGCGGGATTCTCAGGGCCGTAGGCGGCAGTGGTGATCGCCTTCGCCCGATTCTTCAGATTCAGCACTACGTCTTGGGTAGGCATAGGGCACTTCGCCACCTCCTTCTCGGAGGTCATCATCTGATTCATTGCCGCCTGGTACTTAGCGGGTACGTCGCGTGTAGCCATTACATCTTCCCCTTCGGCTTGGACTTACCAGCTTCGGACAACGCGATGGCGATTGCCTGTTTGGGATTCTTCACCACGCGCTTGGTCATGCCCGAGTGCAGCTTGCCCGACTTGTACTCTCCCATCACCTTTGCGATCTTCTTGGCGGCCTTGTCAATCTTCATGGTTCGCTCCTTCAGAAAATAGGTTGTCGTCTCTCCGACTGTCACCGCCTCACCCTTGCGGGGCCGTGAAAACACACGGTTTTATCGCCACGGTTAGCATAGGCATTCACCAACACGGCTGGGGACTAGTGGGTATTCCTGTGTTAGCAGACCAGTGGCATGTATCTGCTTGGGCATCCCTGACTAGCTAATCCCCATGCGTGTTGGTACGCCCCCGCATTATGCAACGCGAGGAAGATTCCTGCGCAGTGGCTTATTCCAGGACACTTTAGCACCGCCAAATGCTCCGATCACCGCGTCTGAGGCAAACGTCAGGCAAAAGGCGTCTGCCCTGTCAGGACTCGGGAAACCGCGCTTGCGGATCTCATCCTTACCCTCAATCTGAATCTTTCCGCTGGAGGTGAACGAATACCGGACGATTGCCAACTCCGACACCAGCGCCTCGTCCTTGGGCATCTTGCAGTCCCGCCCCTCCAGCCAGGCTTTGGCCTTGTGCCACAACTCGGCCTTTAGATTCCGGTACGTCGCGCCCATCGCTGGACTCTCAGACACGTTGATGCCGCGACAAGGCAGATTCAACTCCCGCAGCCGGTCAACCACTCCCGCGCCCAGGCCAATGCTGTCCACCAGGATCTCAGTCGGTCGCTCGGACGGTGGCAGGGACTCGTACTCGGAGACCACCGCGCCTGTGAGTTGCATCAGGTCCAGGTTCTTCCAGGTCTTGATCGGCTCGGTCACGGCGTTACCCTTGCGCTTGCAGAGTGCCGACCGATCACTTCCAAACCGCGCTACGTCCAGACCCCAAACCATTGGCGCTGACTGACTCGGCTCAACGTCTCGCTGCTGCGCCATCTCCAGCAACTCCATAGGGATGACGGTATCGTCATCTGACCTGGGAAACTCCCCCAGCACGCGAATTCGGTAGGCGTTGCTCTCCTCGCCGTAGCGTGCCGCCATCTCTCCCAGGTACGCCTCAGAGACGCGGGGCGAGTCGGCGCAACTCACCTTCATCGTCACCCAGTCATCCTTGAGGCGGTTGTGGGTGTCGTAGAAGAAACCAGTGGAGCGCACCGGATTACCCAGCAATAACGTCACCGCCTTGTGCCCCGACATCGAGCCTGCTGCGGCTTCGAACACCGCCTCGGGGATGCCGCTGGCCTCGTCTGCCACCAGCATGACGTTGTCGCTGTGGACGCCTTGGAGTGCTTCGGGCTGCTCTGCTCGGCTTGTCCTGGCCGAGATGAACGCCTCGTTGGGAGCCTCCTTTACCTCGACCCTATCCTGCTTCACGTCCAACTGGTCGGCCAGCATGGGCGGTAGCTGCTTCACCCACCGCTTCAGTTCCGCGAACAGGGCATCGTAAAGTTGGCTTGACGTTGGCGCTGTAACGACAATCTTGACAGGGAACCGCAGGAACAGATACCAGAGCATCGCCCAGGCGCTGGCGGTTGACTTGCCCACGCCGTGGCCGGAGCGTACGCTAATGCGTCGGTTTCCCTTAGCAATGTGATTCAGAAACTCCACTTGCCAAGTGTCAGGCTCGGTGTTCAGCACCTCCCTGACAAACAGCACTGGGTCGTTTCGGTAGCGCAACGCAAACTCGATAAACGGGTTCTCGGGAACTTCCAAATTTTTTTTTGTAACCATAGTGCGCAATCAGGTAGGGGGTAGGGGGTCAGGCAAGGTGCGGGTCAGGGGGAATGCGGGTTCGTGGAATCGGTAGGTGTTTAGGTACTGCCACAACCGCCCCGCCGCCAGCGGCCCACGGGGGGGTCGGCCACCGGCCAGGTTAGTTCGTGCAGCGAACAAACGATCTGCAGCCTGTGGATAACTCAGCACGCTGCGCGTCCCCTCTGACGCTGCGCTATGGTGCGCGTAAGCCTATGATTCCATTGAGTATTTCGCTGCGCGTCTGCACTTAGTGCGAGCAAACTACTTAACACAGTGTCCATTATGTGAATGAAAACAGGGTAGTTATGCCTGTTTCTGCTTAATATTTGAGCAAATGCACTCATTCTGTGGATAACTTTGGCATCTGGTCTGTGGATAACTGCTCAACCACCTCGACGTGGCGTAGCGCCTCCATGCGTAAACCCTGGATGGAAATGTTCACCGACTGCGCTTTGTCAGTGCCGTAGGTCTTCCTGTCCCAGCGTTCCGCCAGCCACTGGCGCGTTTTGATCTGGTAGCCAGGCTTGCCCTGGTTAGCGTCATCGACGCTGTCCGCAATGGTCACCAACTCGCAAGCGAATTTGTCTGCCGCGAGTGTGCGCGCGCGCGTTATTTTAGCGCCATGATCGTTTTCATCTATCCATCTGTCGAGCGCACGCTTACTGACACCCATCCCGATGCAGATGTCTGAGATAGATTTACCCTCCTCAAACATCAGAAAGATCATCTCCTCATCGAGTTCGTTGAGCAATGCCACATCACGGTGGACCTTTGGATTACCAGGCATCAGATGACCCTCCAAGCGTTTTTTGTTACCGCAAGCACCCTGCGTACCAACTCGTCCCACAAATCACGTCCTGCGCTCATCTCGTGCCCTTTCTGCTGCTTGTGTGTCGAATAACTTGCCGCCCTTGAATGGTTTGCTGATGTCGATGTCGTTCGGCATCTCCTCAAACCCGCTGCTACCTTGCGGCGTCACGGGAACCATTTTCGCCCCAGGGATCAACGCTTTGATCTCGCGTACCTGAGTCAGCGTCGGACCCGTCATCACCAACTCAATCTCCGCGAGTGTCCAGATCGATCTCGCGCCTGGCTCTTTGCGGAACTGCTCGTACCAGGTCGCCATCTGTTTATCCCTCACTATCACCATCAGGCTCCCGTCGGCCATCCGGTGTTCCATGCAATCGATTTTAGGCATCTGCTCAATGCCTGCCTCAGTCGCCCACCTGGTGAGCGCCTTGTAGGCCGCGATCATTCCCCTGATAGATTTCTCCAACCGCTCCTCGTCACGCGCCTGGCTGGCTTCCCAGATTCGCTCCCGCTGCGCGTTGACCTTTCTCCGGAACTCGGCATCCACCAGGTCAATCACTCTGTCTATCCCATAAACCCGTTCATGCTCCATCTTCGCCAGTTCCATCTCCACCATCAGCGAATGCTGAAATACCTTAAACGGGTCCGAGGGGAACTCATCCCGATCAGTAAGTTTCTTCGACGCCATCCTCAACTCCTCATCTAGTCAACTTCACAATACCAACTTTCCGAGGTAGTCAACCTAGTTAACTTACTTCTTGCATTAAGCAAGAAGTTGTAAGTTGACTAGGTTTTTACCTATTCCTGTGCAACTTGCAGCATAGGCAACTGCCTATATTTCACCGAGTTGCCTATATTTCTCAAACATAAGTACATAGGCAACTGCCTATATTTCCCTAGTCAACTTCGCAAGTTGCCTATCAAACTGATGCCACAAACGGCTCATCTTTGTCACCATCGCGGTAGATCACCCAGCAGTAATTCGCTACATCAGTCTCGTGATACCCGACCAGCTTCTTGGCAAACATCGCCTTCTTGCCACGGTAAAAGTCACTGTCAATGGACTTGCTATCACCCTTCAGCTTGGCAAATGCCTCTTTCCACTCTGATACAGATACCGTCTTGTGGCGCTCCTCACCGACATTTGTCATATGCCCATTCTTATTTAGTGCGTCGTGGATTGCGTCTAAGGCCGCCTGCTGGTTTTCCTGCAGCTTGCGTGGTTTGGCCTGGCGCTCTACGGCCTGCTGCTGCATCTCCTGATTTAGCGCCTCGTCACTCGCCCTGACCGCCAGGCTGATCTGGGCGTCAGCAATGCCCAATGCGCTGCCCTTGATCTCCACCTTGACCATCTCAAAGCCTATCTTGACGCCTGTCTCTCCGTCCTTCTGTTTTGACACCGTGAGGATGGCTGAACCCGCTACGTCACTTGCTGGGTTGGGCGTTGCGTCAACCTTCATAAGTTCTAGCTGGGTGTCCACGGCGCCGAGTAGCGAACTATGCCCCCGCAATCCCTTGGTGGCATCCTTCCCGCTGTGATGCAGCACCATCATGGCGCAGCCCAGCATCCTCTGAATCCTTCCAGCGTTGTGGATAAACGCTCCCATGTCCTCGCTGTTGTTCTCGTTGCCCCCGCCAAACGCCCTGGCTAAAGTGTCGATCTGCACCAGTTCAAACTGGACGCCGGTCTTCTCCATCAGGTCCTTGATCGAGGCCACCAGCAGATCGAAGTCCTCGGCGCTCGATCTCATGTTGATAGCTGCCCTGATGACGTAGATCTCGGCTCCAGCTTGCGTGCGGTTGTGCATCTTGCAGGCCTTGATCCTTGCGCCGATGCCGCCAAAGCCTTCCCCACAGATGTAAAGCACCGCACCGGCCGCCTGCACCTCCCGCCCCATCCACGGCCTGCCCGTTGCCACCGCCTCGGCAATATCCAATGCAACGAATGACTTGTAGCTGCCTGGTGGACCGTATAGGGCGCAGAATGCACGCTTTGGCAGGACGTCTTGGATCAGCCACTCCACCGGCTCATCCTCGATGTCATCCCAAGATTCAATCTTGAGCAATTGCCGTGGGACCAAGATGGGTGGCTCTTGTATATCAAAGTTATCGTGGTCTACGGTAACTTCGGTAGTTTCCCGTGGAACAATCCACTCCGGCGGCTGCACCTGGTCTATGTCGGTGATGACGGGCAGCGCTTTAGCTAACTCTGCCAACCTGGCCCGATCCCCGCCATCCGCTACCCACTCATAGGCATCATCCCCGAGTTCGGGTAAATTGAAGTCGAGGACTCTGACCGCCTTGGCTACAGGCAGCAGCGCCTCCACCACCCGCTTTGCGTACTTCCATCCTGGTGCGTCGCAGTCAGGAACCACTATCACTACAGCGCCGACAAAGTATTGGGTGATGTCATCAGGCCAGTGGCCTGCACCAGCGTGGCTCGTTGTGGCAATGGCTCCGATGCTGACCAGGGCATCCGCCGCCTTCTCGCCCTCCACCAAGTAGATGGCACGTCCAGCCTCCCTGGCGTTGATGAGTTCCGGTAACATATATGGTACTATCCGCGCCCCTGTCATGCTACCCTTGCGGTTCCCCGCGGCATCCACCTTATGCAAGCTGTACGTCTTACCTTTTTCAGAGTTCACTTTGAACCGGCGCTTTACAAATAGGGTTTCGCCTTGCTCGTCCTTGTACTCCCACTCGTTCTCCAACTGCGGCATCGTCATCAATTCACCTTTGATAAGCGCGAGACTGTACTCCTGGCGCTGGAGCGCTGGCAATAGGTTGCGTTCTCTGACTGCGTCAAATACCGAGTGCTGGTCGCAGCCGCCGTGACAATGGAATAGGTACTTACCATTGTCTTCCTTGATGGAGAGACTCGGGTTCTTGTCCCCGTTACCGCGCCCGTGACCAGCCACAGGGCAACTCGCAAGCCAGTTCCCGTTCACCTTCTTGGCGTTGCCCAGGGCTTTGGCTATTGTTTCAGTGTCCATTGTTAGACTCCTGCTGCTGAGAGAATTCGCCAAGCGGTTGCGGCGCACAATGGGACTTGTCCATTTCCAATGGCTTTAAGTCTGTCCACCCTAGCGGCCACCCCATCAGCCATTCGTACAGGTTCGGGTTGATTGAATGAGGTATCCAGGTTCCATTCTCTTTTGCTATGCGCCTTCCATTTGCCCCGCCTGCATTGCCGCCGCCTTCTGAGGCTTTGGGAGTTGGCCACAATCCAGATTCTGTCCCTCTGATGGTTTGCTCCAACGTCCGCTGCTCCCAGCACTCCCCATCTCGCATCAAACCCCATTGAGGCCAGGTCTCCGAGAACTCGTCCAAGCCCCCGAGAAGTGAGCATTGGGCTGTTCTCCACAAACACGAATCGGGGTCGTACCTCGCGAATGATGCGTGCCATTTCTCCCCACATTCCGCTGCCTTCTCCGTCGATCCCTGCGCCCTTACCCGCTGCGCTAATGTCTTGGCATGGAAAACCTCCCGATACAACGTCAACAATTCCTCGCCACTGGTTTCCGTCAAAGGTTTGTACGTCATCCCATATCGGGAAAGGCGGGAGAAGTCCATCATTTTGTCGGGCGCACAATACGCTTGCGGGGTAGGGTTCCCACTCAACGGCGCAGACTGTGCGCCATCCAAGGAGTTTTCCTCCGAGTATTCCTCCACCAGCGCCTGCGAATAAAGCCAGCTCATTCATATTCTCACTTTCATTATTTTTAGAGGAAAAAAAAGCCGGTGGAGATCAACCCACCGGCCACCAGACTACTGGTTAGAAAAACTCTTCATCGTCCATCACGGGTGCAGGCGCTGGCTTGGCCTTGCGTACAGGCGCTGGTGCTGGCTCTGGCTCAAACTCGTCAGCGCCGTCGGAATTCATGCCTGCGGGACGCGTTACCCACGACACCAGCTTGAAGTTTGGCACTCGCGTGTTGCCCTTGCCAACCTTCTCGGCGGTAGAGTTAACGTACTCAATAACCGGCAACTTGCCGACGTTATCGCCTGCAGCTTTGTCGGCCTCGTTGTAGATCTTCTCGAAACCCTTGCAGACTCCATAAGAATTAGCCGACCAATCGACAAGGCCGAGTTCCTTCGAGTACAAGGTCACTACAAACCCGCGCTTGTAGCCCTCCCCAGGTGATTGGCTCTTAGCGCCCAGCACCTCATCAGGCTGCCAATCGCGTACACCGGCGCCAATCATCAGCCAGCCGGTCTGCACCGAGTCCAAGTCCATGACCACTTTCTTGAGTTGGATTTCCTCACCGTCGCGGTTAGTCCAAGCGTTAGCCTGTGGTGCAAAGCGGATGTAAGAGTTACCCGATCCATTGTTGTTTGAAAGATTCAGCATTTCAGTTTCCTAAGTTGCGTGCGTTAGCACAAAGTTAGATGTCGGAGGATTCCAACATCTTTGCCAGAGTCAGTCCAGAGGACACTTTCTCTGTCAAATCGTTGAGCAGATGCCGGTCATCTTTGCTCAGTAATTTCTCAGCTTGCGCTGGCGTGATTGGCTCGCTCTTGTACAGCTTGGCGGTTTCAATCGGCAAGTCGCTGATGTCGATGTCTGGCTTCCACTTGCGGATAGCACGTTTTGGAACCAGGTTCCAACCTGGCACTGCCGCGCCATCCTCCAGGCGCTTGGTCGCCACCTTCTTCAGTTCCTCGTAGAACGCCTCCACCAGTTCGCCCTGCTCCAACCAGGTGGCGATCTCGCTCTCGCTAAGTTCCTTGGTAGGCGCCAATGGCAACTCGTAAGCCTTCTCCCGCAACGCAGGACAGATTAACTTCGCAGGGCAATACTTGCAGGCATCGCGTGACGGGGTAGGGTAGGCGTTCATCGTAACGATCTCGTCGATCGCCTTCAATAACTCGCTATTGCGCCACTCGTGCAGTTCGGCCAGCGTCATCTCGTGAGTGCGGTTCGCTCCAACCTGGGGCTGGACGATCGTTAGGCGAACCGTGTTGAAGTCACCCAACTCACGCATCATAGCGAGAGCATAGATCTTCAGTTGCGGAGAGTCAGCGTCAATGTAGTTGCGGCCAGTCTTCAGATCCACGATCTCAATGATGGAGTCTTTGACGCTGTAGCCGACAACGTCGCACGTCCCAGCCAAAGAAATCTGCATGGTGTTTAGCACTGTCCCATGCTGCTCCACCAGCACCCGCCCCAGTTCAGTCTCCAGGCGCTTGATAGTGTCCAGGTGCAGCTGCGCGAACTCAGCGTTCTGCTCAGTGATGCGAATACCCTCCACCAGCTTATCAATGTAGTTCTTCGGGTCATCATCAGTCTGCCAGCACGTCTCGGCCAGCGCGTGGATGGCAGTGCCAATCTGCGCAGCTTCACCACTAGGCGAGTCAGGAATGCCGACACTCAGGTGGACACTTGCGGGGCAAGCCATCCAGCGTGACGCTGCGCTTGGCCTTAGTTTGATCCGTTCCATTTTTCTCTCTCTCTTTCCAATTCATTGTTGATGATGATGTATGCCTGTTGCCTGACTTCGTTGGTAACCGAGTGACCCAGGTCATCAGGGTCCAGCAGGCGCTTTAGCAGGACAGTCTTGTCGCGTGATGATTCGCGCTCCTTCTCCAACTGAGTACCCAGCCAGATGATGTGTTCGCGCATGGTGCGTAGTTGGTCAAGCATCACAAAAGGCTTTCCTGTGTTTGCGTTTCCATATCAACCTCAAACAATTTACCTTGTGCGACTTCTCGTTCAATACGTTTGCAGGCAATGTCAAAGTATTTAGGTTCACGCTCTATGCCGATAAAAGATTGCCCCAATTGGATTGCACCTAATCCTGTTGTTCCACTTCCCATAAATGGGTCTAAAACAGTTGCATTCGGTGGAACCCATTGACTTAAAACATGACTCACTTGATCCAATGGTCTGGGGCATGGATGGCCTCTCTCTAAATTTGATGCTTGCCCTACAACTGGTGCAGTATTGGCAACATGAAAATCCCTAGTCGCAGTGCCTGCGCTCCACGGCTTACCACCATCAACCCACCAAACGATTACCGGATCAAATGACCATTGCATTGCCGTTGGGCGCATCTGTACAAAATTCTTTGCGGCAACAAATAGCCGCCAATCTCGTGGGAACCGTTTAGAAAATTGGTGCATATGAGTGCCTGACTGCCATATAAATATCGGAGCACCTGGCACGCACTTTTTTTCGCACTGCTCAATAATTCCCATCAGCCAAGTATCGTAACCACCCTCATATGCCTCTGGACGATCATCGTGGTTTTCATATTTGAACCCAACACCATAAGGCGGGTCAGTAATCACAGCATCCACCTTGCCAAGCGTTGGCAAAATGTCCATGCAGTCGCCGCAGTACAGCGTTGCGTTTCCAATTTTTACAGGGTCAAGCATTTTTCGTTATGTACCAGTAGGCAATCAAGCAGGCATCTGCGCGGCCATCGTCCTTGGCACGCTTGAACAGATCGGCTTTGACAGGGAACAGTTCCATCGCACGCATACGGCTGGCATCCTTACCCGCAGCGCGGCCAACAGCCTTCGTCCAGGTCTGCGGAGTTACGTAGGTATGTGGCATACGCAACGCGGCCACAACGCCCTCTATGATGCCTGCGCTGCGGCCAAAGTTAAACATGGAACTCACGCCCTGGCCTGGCATAGCGCCTACCTTCTCGATCACAACGTGAGCATTAGAAAATACCGTTAAATAATTGCAAAGGCTCACCGCGCTGATGTGGCGTTTCTTTGTCTTGCCTGAGTCCACCTCCAGCGTAGGCATATCGATGACGTTGACCAGCTTTCCACCCTCGAATAAGCAAATGGCTCCGCTGATGCCTGGGTCGATGCCGATGACGAAACTCATTGCTGGCTCTCCTTCTGCAACGCCAGCAGCCTGACTTCCACCAGGGCATCGCAAGCCTCTTGCAGATTGATGACTGCCGAGTACAGTGGAACGACCTTGCCGGTAGACCAGCGGCTCACCTGGGCCTTGTCAATGCCTGCGGCGTAAGCGACATCAGACAAAGTGAAACCGGACCGTTCCGCTTTCTCGCGGATAGCTCTGATTGCTTGTTGTGTAGTGGATTCCATGATTAGATTATCATCTCCTTGTTGACGCATTCTACACCGAAATGTCTAGGTATTTTCCCTACCC